GCTGATTTATTAGAAACTATAGAAGGTAAATTAGGCGTATCAGCTCGTAACTTCGCAACAAACGAATTGCCAGCAAATACAGAAGAGCTAGAGCTTTACATGCAATTAAATTATAAGCAAGGTATAGAAATAGCGGAAGAACAAGCAATACAAAATATATTCAAATCAAACAAATATGATCTAACCAAAAGAAGAGTAGATTATGATATAGCTACAATAGGCATAGGATGTGCTAAACATGGTTTTAACAATACGGATGGTGTTGTTGTTAGTTATGTAGATCCAGCTAATTTAGTTTGGTCATATACTGAAGATCCTAATTTTGAAGACTGTTATTATTTTGGTGAAGTTAAAAATATAAAAGTTAATGAGCTTAAAAAAGAATTTCCAGATTTACCTAATCTTGAAATTGAAGAACTAGTAAAAAAAGGTTCTAATTGGAATACTTACAATACGTATAGTCCTCAAGACTATTCAGTTAACGACGGACTTTCTCAAAATAATACTTTAACAGTTTTATATTTTAATTGGAAAACATGGGAACACGATGTTTATAAAATAAAAGAAGTTGCAACTGGAGGTAGCAGAGCTATAGAAAAAGATGACTCTTTTGATCCTCCTGAAGAATCAGTACATTATGAAAAAGTAAAACAAACTAGAGAGGTTATATATGAAGGAGTTTTAGTTTTAGGTACTCAAGAATTACTTAAGTGGCAGAAAGCTAGCAACATGGTAAGACCTAATTCTAATATGAATAAAGTCATGATGAATTATGTAGCTAGTGCTCCTAGGATGTACAAAGGTGTTATAAATTCATTAGTTGCAAAGATGACACCTTACGCTGATTTAGTTCAATTAACACACTTAAAATTACAGCAAGCAATACAAAGAATGACGCCATCTGGTGTTTATTTAGATGCTGATGGATTAGCTGAAATTGATTTAGGTAATGGTAACAATTATAATCCTCAAGAGGCTTTAAATATGTACTTTCAAACTGGTTCTATAATAGGTAGATCATTAACAGTAGAAGGTGATCAAAATGCTGGTAAAATACCAATACAAGAATTACCAGGAAGTAGTGGAGGACAAGTGCAAGTTTTAGTAGGTGCTTACAATCAGTACATACAAATGATGAGAGATGTAACTGGTCTTAATGAAGCTAGAGATGGTTCTGATCCAGATCCTAATTCATTGGTTGGTGTTCAAAAACTAGCAGCAGCTAACAGCAATGTTGCAACTAGACACATATTATATAGTAGTATGTTTATAACTACATCATTAGCAGAGGCTATATCATTAAGATTTAAAGATGTTTTAGAATTTCATCCTACAAAAGAAACTTTAATAAGTGCTATAGGACAATTTTCAGTAGGATCTCTTGAAGAAGTTAAAAATTTAAATTTACATGACTTTGGTATATTTATAGAATTAGAACCTGATGAAGATGAAAAAGCTCTTTTAGAAGCAAACATACAAATGGCATTGTCTAAAGGTGATATATTCTTAGAAGACGCTATTGATATAAGAGAAGTTAATAATATTAAACTTGCTAATCAATTATTAAAATTTAGACGATCCGCTAAACAAAAAGCAGATCAAGCACAAGCACAGGCCGCTAGTGCTGCTCAAGCTCAAGCTCAAGGAGAAGCTCAGATAGCTATTGAATCAGCTAAAGCAGATGCTGAACAAATAAAAACATCATCTAAAATACAATATAGAAAAGCTGATGTTGAATTTGAAATAAGAAAAATGGAACTTGAGACAAGATCTAAAAAAGAATTAATGCAATATGAATTCAACTTAAATGTTCAGTTGAAAGAATTAGAATTAAAATCTCAAATGGAACTTGTTGATAAAAACAATGCAACGTCTTTACAAAAAGAAGCTATGAAAGTAGATGGTAAAATAAGCGGTGCTCCAAACACAGACAGACCTGTTAAAGATTTTGAATCAAAAGGAAATGATGCCTTAGGTGGTTTCGACATGGGTAGATTCGAAGCATCTTAAAATTAAACAACTATTATATTTTATAAAATTATGGAAAACAAAACAGAAGAAAAAATTGATGTTAAAGTTGTAGACGGCGGAGACGACGTTATTATAACTCCTCAAGAAAAAGAAACAGCTGTATTAGATGCAGCTGTAAAATCAGGTGAAGTTGACAAACAATATGGACTACAAGAAGATGGTGTCTATAAAGTAAATATGGACAAACCGCCTATAAAACAAGAAGAAAATGCCATTCCAGAGCGAGAAACAGAGGAAATTCCTGTGGGCGAACGAACCGGAGATAGCCAAGAAGTGGACGGAGAAGTACGGGTCGAATCCATTGAAGAAGATAATTCCAAAAAAGAACAAGCAAACGAAACAATAGAAGATTCTCCATTAGAATTAATAAAAGATGAAGATGAAACTGAAGAGAAGGAAATAAAAGAAAAAGTTATTCCTTCAACTGAACAAGAAATAGTACAAGAAAATAATTTACAAATGCCAGAAGGTGTTGATAAGCTTGTTAAGTTTATGCAAGACACTGGAGGAACAGTAGAAGATTATTCTAAACTTAATAGAGATTTAACTAAAATTGACAATGTCAGTTTAATTAGAGAATTTTATGAGTTTACAAAACCTCATTTAGACAAAGAAGATGTTGATTTTTTAATGGACAAAAACTTTTCTTATGATAAAGAAATCGACGAAGAGTCGGATATTAGAGCTAAGCAATTAGCTTTTAAAGAAGAATTATTTAATGCGAAAAATGCTTTAACAAAAGTAAAAGAACAATATTATACAGATCTTAAGTTAAGAAAAAGTAATGATATTGCTCCAGAACATAAACAAGCAATTGAGTATTATAATAAACAACAGCAATTAACTAAAGAAGAAACAAAATTCCAAAAAGATTTTACAAATAAAACTAATAATATTTTCTCTGATAATTTCAAAGGTTTTGATTTTAACGTTGGAGATAATAAATATAGATTTAAAGTAGAAAATCCTAAAAAAACAAAAGAGTTTCAGTCAAATATTAACAATTTTTTAAACCAATTTGAAAGCGATGGAAGTGCAAAAGACGTGGAGAAATACCATAAAGCAATATTTGCTGCACAAAATTCAGACAAAATAGCTAATCATTTTTATGAACAAGGCCGTGCCGATGCCATAAAAGATTCAGCTAGAAAAGCTAAAAATATAAACATGGATCCTAGAAGCGATGCTTCTTCAATTGTAACCAAATCAGGTGATAAAATTAGAGTAATATCAGGCGACTCTACAGATAAATTGCGAATAAAATGGAAATAATAATAACAATTTAAAATCAAAACAATATGGCTTTTACAGCAGGCATACCAGCCGCTTTACAACCAACCCAAACTAAAGCAATGTACGGTGGAAATTACATTAATTTCACTGATGCAAACTTCAGTCAATGGACACAACAATTCTTACCAGATGTATATGAAAAAGAAGTAGAACGTTACGGAAATCGTTCTATCGGATCTTTCTTACGTATGGTATCAGCAGAAATGCCTTCAACTTCCGATCAAATCATCTGGACTGAGCAAGGTAGATTACACACTCGTTATGCTAATGTAGCACCTCAAGGAGCTGCAGCAGTTATGCCAGCAGCAGGAGCAGCAGCAGCAGTTCCAGTAGCGGCAGCAGCCGGTGGAATACTTAATTTTAATGTTCCTATAGTTCAACCAGCTAGTACAGGTTTAACTACAGCTCCAGCCAATACAATCCCTGTTAATTTTAGAATAGGACAAACTGTAATGGTACAAGTTCAAACTACTGCTACTTCAGCAGTCGGTGGAACTGGATCCGTTATTAAAGGTGTAGTTACTAACGTCGGCGTAGGCGGTGGTGCGGTAGGAGAAGGACAAATGTTTCAAATGCAGGCTTATGCTCCTCATCCAGTTATTGCAGCAGCATCTAGAGTTACAGCAATCGTTTATGGTTCTGAATTTGCTAAAGGTACAGGAAACTTTACTGAAAAGCTAGATCCAGGATATGCAACTTTTGCAAATGCTCCTATTATTTTAAAAGAAAACTATCAAATCAATGGTTCTGACACAGCTCAGATTGGTTGGATTGAAGTTACTTCTGAAAATGGTGCAGGCGGTTACTTATGGTACGTTAAATCAGAACATGAAAATAGACTTCGTTGGGAAGACTATCTTGAAATGTCTATGGTTGAAGGTGTTAAGAAAGTAGCAGGTGGTGCAAATATTGCATTAGGTACTTTTGGAGGTAGTTTAGCCGCTCAAAATGCTCGTGGTACTGAAGGTTTCTTTGAAGCTCTTGAAGCTAGAGGAAACGTATATCAAGGATTTGGTGCTCAAGCAGCTGCAGGTGCAGGTGCAGGTGCATTAACAGACTTTGACAATGTACTTAAGCAATTAGACAAGCAGGGAGCAATTGAAGAAAATATGCTTTTCTTAAATCGTGAACTTTCTTTAGAGATTGATGACATTCTTGCTATGCAAAATGGTGCATACCCAGGCGCAGCAGGTGTTGCTCATGGTACATCTTATGGTGTATTTAACAATAGTGCTGATATGGC